TTATAAGTTTTTCATAATACGGAATTCAATTACTTGTATTTATATTTTTATATATTTAGTAAATGGAGCCCCACTCTTCAACCATTTTTCTGGTCTGCCATTCATCTCTTGCATCTTGTTCTTCAACAGCAGCAATGCCATCATCAACAAAACCAAACGGTAAAACATCATCCTGAATCTGTTTCATTTGCTGATCAAATAGCATAGACTTAATATCAACATCTGTCAACTGTTGGAAATAATTTCCTGTTGCAAAATATCCAAACATTACTAGATTCATCATTAGATCATCATGATTTCCATCACTAGCCTCAAATGAAGATCCTTTGGCAACAAATGTACTACATTCAAGGATTGTATTCTCATCTACAATCTCTAGCTTACGTTCTTCAAGAAGATCTTTGATACCAGAACATCCAATACGTTTTACTTTTCTATTCATCTCAATACCAAGTCTGTTTGACTTAACTGCAGACTCAATAAACAAATTCTCATATTCTAATTCATAATACAGACCGTTTGTGACTAATGTTCCCTGGTCATTTGATTCTACAACCACCCAAGCATCGTTGTAGACTTTTGCGTACTTATATATAATGTTAGGGAAGAGTAATGGAGAGATAAGGTTATTGCGATATACAGCAACCTGTTTAAAAGGCCTAGTACTGATATCGATCACGTTAAACGTAGAATAGTCCTGTCCTCTTCCTTTTGAAACATCCACGGTCATCACATACTGATGACTTTTATCTGGTTCTTCATAGATCCAGACGCTATTTCCTTCAATCAAACGCTTGGCTGGTTTAGATCTGAAACTCATTAGAGTCTCAGCATTTATAAGCGTATCTCCCGTCCCGAAGAAAGTATTACCAAACTCTTGGTCGAATTGAAGTTGGCTTGTATTAGCAATTGTTTGCTTTTTCCATTGATCATCACGACCCGGGACATCCCACCAGTCAACTCTAAAGGACTTGAACTCGTTGACTCCTTGGACTGCTCCTTCCCAGATTTTGTGAAACTGATTACCGATCCCATTTGCTGTACTTGTAATTATTACTTTTGTGTCTTTACCAGATGAAATAACTGGATAGGTTGATGTATAGAACTCAGCAGCATTTTCAACAAATGCAAATTCATCTAAGTATAGAAGATTAACAGACATACCACGAATAGATGAACCACTAGTAGCAGCTGATACAATTCGACTGTTATTTGAAAATTCAATAGATCTTTTGTTAAGAGCCTTGCATCCTGGTTGTAAAAAGAATGGAAGATTCTCTAACATTAGAGTCACTCGTCCGAGCATCTCCTGCGCTGTCGCACCTTTGTTAGCCAAGATCGCAATAACTTTTTCTGGATGGAATACCGCATACCAAAGTAGATAGGCAACAGAAGAGATAGACTTACCAGACTGACGACAAGCGAGTACAATGCTAAATCTGTTGTCGGTGAAGTGGGCAAACATTTTCTCCTGATATGGATATAACTCAAAAGGTACTAGACCTCTATCAACATGAATGATCTTACAATATTTAGATGCGAAGTATCCTGGATCGTTCAGACACTTAGCGTATTCGGTCACCTCATGCTTAGTGTAGTTGTGAACGACTCCATCTCTTTTTATACTTGCGTTACCAAGGTAAGTCTCATTCATCTTTCTTGTAATCGCTAATGTCAACTACATTATCCTCATCATTCTGTAAAAGCATACGCTGTAAATCACTTGTGGAACCAATAAACACATTATTAGTAGTTTGACCAGGAAGTTCCGCTGGTTTATCTTCTTTATGGAAGTCTTTTTTCTTTTTATGAAGATCCATAAGTGAACCGTTAATGTCACCCATGTTCTTCATCATATTTGATAGCACTTCAAAAGCACGAGGATGTTCAGTTGCTCGAGCAACCTCCATCATTTCTTCTAACGCTTCTGAGCCTTTGGCTAACAGATCATGATAGATTTGTCTTGAGTACTCAAAGTCGTTATCTGCTGTTTGTTTATCATCATTCATTGTTACGCACTATCAAAGTCAAATAAGTAATTGTAATCTGAGGAATCAAGATAGCTGAAATCACTATCAGCTGATATAGCAAATGGATCTGGTCTTGTTCTAAATTTAGCTACCTGAAGATCTGAATCTGCAAGTCCTCGTTGTTGTTCGTATATATTCGTAAGAGCAGTTCTAATAACATTGCTGTTAGTAATTGGACCGTAGAAATTAACCTTCATATCAAATGATAGTGTATATATGATTGTTCTTCTAGCTTCCAAAGGACTTTCGTAATCATCAGAGAAATCTACACCGACTAATGCAATTGGCATATCTTCTTTAATATTAGGATAGCCATCAATTGGTTTTATTGTTAGTGTGTACTGAGGATTAAATGTAGGCAATATCTGTTCTACAATCTGTAGAGCGTCATCTTGATTCTTAGCATAAATGCTTAACTGAAATCCAATGTTGTAAGGAACAAAACTATAGAACTTTTTGCGAGAACCATATCCAGTTCCAGCTTGTGTAAAATTATTTGTTTTTTGTAGTTGTCTTCCTTGATCATATTGTATAGAAGTTACCTCAAAAGACATTCTTGGTAGTTTGATTGCTACCTTTGTGTCTGTATCAAGATTAGGATTCTCTCTGATTCTATCAAGAAACTTTCTCTGAGGTCCATAAGATAATGGAACCTTTACTTGAGAAATAACTTGACCTGTTGAGTCTTTTCGTAGTACATAAAGGTTATTGAACAGTGTACCAAATACTGCTACACTCTTCCTAATTCTTTGATGATAAAAGTGTGTTCCAAACATCGCTAACCTTTATAAATTTGTTGTAGATGAGTTTCAAATTCTTCTACCTTAGCCAATCTGTTTGGCCATAAAATATAATCTTTTTCGGGATTCTTCTTTAAGTTGTTAAGAAGAGGCACAATGGCATTGTATAATTTATTTAGTCTATCTTCTGCAGACGATGCTGTAGCAGATACTTTCTGTACTGCTTCTAACTCATCCTCATCTACAGCTGTAAACCCAAAGTCAAATATGTCACTCATTAGTTATTCTCCGGGTCGCCAAATGGATTTTCTTCAGTAAAGTCTAAGAAGTCAGCACCTATTGTACTAAAGTCTGTATTCTGTTCATTCTGACTGATCTGATTATCTTCAGCAACACTACCTAAAGTAGCAGCAGCTTTTGTACCACCAACATCTAGATCTGTAGTGCCGTTTACTATTCTACCAGGGACAAACTCATGATAGTTTCCATCATCTGCACCAACATGAACAAGTTTGAGTACATTATCAGAGTCTGACCAACCAGATACCTCGCCTCTCATAATAACACCATCAGAGAGCGTCTGAGTGACAGTTTCACCAATAGTAAACCCACCACCAGCACTATCCAGTGTTAACAGATATTCGTATCCATAGTTCTGCTCAATGCTTTGAATTGCATCAATTTCTGTATCAAAGTCTTCGTCGTTATATTCAAACAACTCACAACGAAGTTTATATACTGAAAGATTACTTAACTGATAAAATGGCTGCTCATGTTCAACAGCCATAATCTGGAACATTGAATTTGATAGCGGAAGATATACTAGATCACCTTCTCTTGGTCTTTCACTGTTGATTGCATTATCATATCTGTTTACAGTAGAAGTCCATCTACGTCTTGCAACAACAAATGTTGCTTGGTCTCTAATCTCAACACCAAACTTTGTAAACAGATCACCCTCACCATCAAATCCTTCAACATTCTCGATATACATTTCAACTTTGTATGACGCGCTGAATCTGGATGGAACATCATCACCAAAAACTCTATCTTCATTTACAATTGTTCTAGGAAGATAGTATACATCCTGACCATACATCTTTAGAGATTCTATAACGATATCTTCGTATAGATTTTGTTCCGCATGTACTTTTTGGCTGAAGTATAGATTGGTAGCCATTTATTATCCTACAAAGAAGTCTACTGGAAGTTCGTGATCGTTTCTTAGTTTCTCTCTTAGCCTTTCGAGTTCTTGCATTGAATCTTCATAAAGCTGTCTACCATTTAAAGTTACACCACCAGGCATTTGCATACCTTCAAACTTCATTAGGTTAGATCCCCATTGATGTTTGATAAGTTGTGTTGTATATTCTTTTAACCACATATCATTCCAAACAGCAGTGTGGCTGCCTTCATCAATTTGAGTATAAACTTCTGCTACAATGTAATCATTCTCTTGAATAGTTTCTTCTTCAAACTCACCATGAATATAAAGTCTGTTTTGCTTACGCACATAGTCAACCTGAGGAGCTCCATTAAGTCTCATATCAAGTAAAGACATATATTCTGCACTTGTTCGTAGTATGCTAGATCACCTAGATAGTTGTTTGAGTACATATTTGCAATATCATTCAAATGCATTTGATATTGAATGCTAAACATATTACGAGTGTAAATTGCACTAGAAACTTTAAACAGTTTAGTTACTTGTTGTATGTCAGAAGAGATAGAGATATACTTATTAGTAACATCATCTGCTGTAACCAAGTGTTGCAGATAAGTTCTGTATGTACCTTCTGAATGGTATTCTCTAAAATACTGCAATGCCTCATCAAAACGGACTTCTAGCTGATCTTCATCCACGTTGATCTCAATTACAGGATAACCGAGACTGCGTAAGCAGTAATCTATTAAACCTTGTCTTGTGCTTGGATTAGCCATGTTAAATCCTTTTATTCAGTATTTATTAGTTTAATAATGTACCAGCCGCATCATATACATCTATACGATAGTGTGATCCCTGCTGCCCGTCTAATAAGTCAGCATCTAAGCCAGAAGCAGCTCCGTCCACTGTTTTAATTGCTGTTAACAATTCAGATGCTGTTGAGTATGTTTCATTGAAACTAAATTGACCTGTTGCACTATCATAGCTAAGATCACCACCAGCACTCAACACATTTCTAACTTCACTATTAGAAGGCCCAGTGTATGTAATGACACCTGTACCAGAGACATATCCTAGAGAGCCCATCCCTCCAGCATCTGTTACACTAATAGCTGTTCTTGCTCTTGCATTTGTATAATAAAGGTTTGTACCTTCGCTCAAGTCTGATGTTGTGAATGGAGCAAGAGTAATTGAATCGCTAAAGTTTTCAATAGCTGTCTCAACTGTAAACACACCTGTTGATGTATTATAGCTAACACCAGATACACCAGATACAGATGCAGTACCAACACTATCAACAAAACCATTTGCATCAACAGTGATCACTGGAATAGCTGTTGCCGAACCATATGATCCAGCAACGACTGATGTGTTTGCTGATCTATCAACTTCACCAGTCATTGTACCTGTGATGGTAAAGTTTTCTGATCCATCTTTAGATATGACTGTACCACTTGTGGGTAATGTTAAAGATGTTGTGCCTGAAGTTGTAAAGGTTGTATTATGTGCTCCTGACGTAGTTAAACTTCCACCTAGTGTAAGATCACCAGTTAAGCTAATTGTTCTGTTAGCATTGTTGACATCAAGTGTTAATATTCTATCTGCAGTTAGTACTGGACTTACGTTATTAGATCTTATTCGAGTTTCATAAGCAGTTGTTGTAACATCTCTTAAACCAAACGTCGATACATCAGTGATAGATGCAGGACCAGTAATGCTTGGTT